GGGGCAGAAAGTAAAGCGGGGGCCAGAGTGAATGTAGATACAGCGGTGAAGGTGACTGCCGTATTTGCTTGTGTAAGAATTCTTGCTATGTTGCTGGCAAGTTTGCCACTTCACACCTACCGGCGAATAACCGGCGGAAAGGAATTGGCAACCGATCATCCATTATATTTTGTCCTGCACTCAATGTTTAACCCACAGTGTACATCTTACATGGGCCGGCTGATTATGATGGTCAACCTGCTTTTAACAGGTCGCGCCCATGCCGAAATAGTCCGCAACGGCGCCAGTGACATTATTGAATTATGGCCTATACCGTCAAATAAAGTAAGCATTAGGATGAACCCCCGGACAAACGAACCATTTTATGAGGTTTACCTGGATAATGGTGGAACAAAAGTCCTTTACCCCGAGCAGATGTTTCATCTGCAATGGATTGGCCTGGAGAACTTTGACACCTTTGACCCGATTATCCTTGCCCGGGAAGCAATCGGACTGTCAATCGCCGCTGAAGAATTCGGCAGCAAATTTTTCGCCAACGGCGCGAACGCTTCCGGTATCGCCGAATATCCCGGTAAATTAAGTGATGAAGCATACAATCGTTTTACAAAAACCTTTAATGAAAAATACGCCGGCCTGTCGAAGGCGCAGCGCGTCATATTCTTGGAGCAGGGTCTTAAGTTTACCAAACTGACCATTAACCCGAACGAGGCGCAATCACTTGAGACCCGCAAGCATCAGGTAATCGAAATTTGCCGCTTTTATGGCGTGCCGCCGCACATGGTCATGGACCTGGAACGGGCCACATTTTCAAATATTGAGCATCAAGACCTGTCATTTGTTAAATACAGTCTGCAGCCTTACCTTGTTTGTTGGGAACAGGAAATACTTAAATCACTTTTCCGGCCCAGTGAGCGCAGGGAACATTTTTCAGAGTTTAGCGTCGAAGGTTTGCTCCGCGGCGATTCAAAAGCCCGCGCCGAATTCTATACGGCCATGTTTAATATCGGCGTCTATAGTCAAAATGACATCCGAGCAAAGGAAAATGACAACCCCTTCGAGGGCGGTGATAAGCACTACGTGCCGCTCAATATGGTAGCTATTGAGGACGCATCACAGCAGGATCCGCCGCCCGGCTCGCCCCCGGATAACAACGGCCGCATGGTCCAACCGCAGGAAGAAAAGCGCGCCGCCCAAAAACAATCCGCTGATCTGAAGCTCAAAACGGCCAACACCTATAAGCGCATATTCATTGATGCTGCCGAGCGGGTGGTTAAACGTGAAGCTAAAGACATCCGGCAAAAGGCAAAAAAGGACCTGGCAGAGCGCAGCCAGCCGGAGTTTTTATCCTGGCTGGAAGAGTATTACCGCAATGCCCCGGAATGGATGAAGCGTACCATGATGCCCGTGCTCTTGTCCTATGCAGAAGCAATACAGGCCTTGGCTGCCGATGAGGTGAGCGCCGCTGCCGGCATGACCCCGGAACTCGAAAAATGGATGGACGGTTACGCCGACATCTGGGCGCGGGATTATACTGCGTCCAGCCTGGGGCAGATTCAGGCGGTGATCCGAAAGGCAAACGAAGAGGGGCTGGAACCCCTGGAAGAAATCGAGGCCCGCCTGAACGAATGGGAAGAGCGCAGGCCCGAAAAGGTGGCGGGCAAAGAGATCATCGAAGCCGCCGGAGTAGTGAGCAAATTCGTCTACGCCGCGGCGGGCGTGCGATACCTGCGCTGGGTAAACGCCGGAGGCAAAACCTGTCCTTACTGCCAGGAACTCAACGGCAAGCGCGTCGGCATTGACCAAGCCTTTGTCGGCAAAAACGACCGCCTGGATTCCGAGGACGGGCAGATGGAGATACGCAAGCCCGCGCTGACGCCGCCCCTGCATCAAGGGTGCCAGTGCCAGATAGTCCCCGACTAAGAAAGGAGCGATACCATGACAAAACTCGAACAGCGAATAATCCCCGCTGAGGAACTGGAAATCCGCGCCGAGCAAGACGGCAAAATTAAACGCATATCCGGTTATGGCATCGTCTATAACCGGGAAACGCAGTTGTATGACGATCTGTATGAGGTGATCCGCCCCGGTGCGGCATCGGAATTCCTCGCCACCAACCCGGACATTAAATGCTGTCTGAACCACAACCGGGAGCGCATTTTTGGCCGCACTAAAAGCGGAACCGTCAAACTGGAGGAAAACTCGAAAGGTGTGAAATACACCGTCAAACCGCCGGACGCGCAATGGGCGCGGGATGCAATCGCAAGCATTGAGAGGGGCGACATCGACGGCTCCTCTTTTACTTTTGCGGTCCTTCCCCAGGATGAAAAAGTAAGCAAGAGATCCGACGGGACGTATCTGCGCGAAGTTTTCAAAATCGCCCGAATCGGCGAAATGGGACCCGTCACTGACCCGGCCTACCTTGACACTACCGCCGAGGCCCGGGCCAAAGAGGAATATGAAACTCTGACCGCATCCCTGCGGGCGCAGGAAAATGCGGATGAGATAGCAGAGCACCAGCGGGCGCTGGACCTGCGACGGAAACGACTTGAACTAAAAGAAAAGGAAGTGATTTAAAGTGACCCTGGCAGAAAAGATTCTCGAGAAGAAGAAGGAGCGGCAGAAGCTGATTGTAGCCAACCGCGCCATGATCGACACGGCGGAAGAGGAAAAGCGCGCCTTTACTGCCGAAGAGGACGAGCAGTACAACAAGCGGGACGGCGACATCGACAAGTTGGAGGGCGAGATCCAGCGCCTGCAGAAGCAACTTGATCGTGAGCGTGAACTCGGCGAGAAGGAAGAATCCGAGAACCGCGGCAACGAAGAGCGCGGCGAGAAGCGCACCCTGGCCCAGGCCCTGCAGGACCGGAGCATTGAAAATATCCGCGACACCGAAGAATACCGTAACGCCTTTGGTGGCTGGCTGGCCCGTGGAGCCGAAGCGATCACCGCTGAAGAATACCGCGCCATGCAGGCCGACAGTGACATCGGCGGCGGTTACCTGGTAGCCCCGCAACAGATGGTGATGGAGCTCTTAAAAGAGGTTGATGACATCGCCGTCATTCGTCAGTATGCTCGGACTCACCAGCTGACCAAAGCGGCCAGCCTCGGCGTCCCGACCCTGGACAAGGACGCGGACGACTGGGACTGGACGGCGGAACTCAGGACCGGAAGCGAAACCGAAATCGAATTCGGCAAGCGCGAACTCCGGCCGCACCCGCTGGCGAAGCGCGTCAAAATCTCCAACACCCTACTGCGTAAAGCGGCTATGGGGCCGGAGCAGATTGTCCGTGAGCGCCTGGCCTATAAACTGGGCATCACCCAAGAAAAGGCGTACATGACCGGCGATGGCGTGCAGAAGCCTCTCGGGGTATTCACCGCATCGGCTGATGGTATCAGCACCGACCGCGACGTGTCCACCGGAAACACCGGCACCGAGATTATGCCGGACGGCCTGATCGAGGCGAAATACACCCTCAAGCAGGCTTATTGGAGCCGTGCCCGGTGGATCTTCCACCGCGACGCACTGAAGCAGATCCGCAAAATGAAAGACGGCAACGGCCAGTATATCTGGCAGCCGGGCATCAGCGGCGGGGCACCCGACCGCATCCTGGAATTGCCCTACACCGCCAGCGAGTTTGCGCCTAACACCTTCAGCAGCGGCCTCTACGTCGGCATCCTGGGCGACTTCCGTTATTACTGGATTGTTGACGCCCTGGACATGGCAATCCAGCGCCTGGTGGAGCTTTACGCCGAAACTAACCAGACCGGATTCATCGGCCGCTACGAAGGCGACGGCATGCCGGTTTTGGAAGAAGCATTCGTGAGGGTGAAGCTGGGCTAATCCCGGCTTCACTACTTTAATTTTAGGAGGTATTGACAATGCAGAACCTACTCTCCAACTTTGCCGAAGTCCGCAAACTGACCGTTGATGCAGACAACGAAGTTACCCACGGGGTGGATATGGCGAACCATGACGGCGTGATGTTTTTAGTCCTTTCCGGCAACACGGCATTGACCGTTCAGGCGCAGCAGGCCGCGGCACTGGCCAACGGCCTGCTATCTAATGCTGACGACATCGGAGCGATTATTACCGCAGATGAAATTGATGCCGGGGATACGATCCTGGTGGACATCTACCGCCCGACCGGTCGTTATGTCGGCCTGGAATTCTCGGACGCCGCTCACGTCACCGCCGTATGGGCGATCCGCTA